GCGTGCGTCCTGATGGACTCCACGAACGTCGTGCGCAGCTTGTTGAACTTCTTGGCAGCGATCATCGCCTTGGCGACCGGATGGTCTAAGGATTGAAGCCAGGGCGTCTTGACGCTGTCCTTCTTGGTCTTCTCCGTCTGCGGGACATCCAGGCCCAGCTCGCGTAGGATAGGCCCCAGGGCGCTGGCCTTGGTCGTGTCCTCGGGCGTCAGCCTTGCGCCGACTGCATGGTTGATTCGCGACAGTGCGCTGATCTCCTGCTCGCGTGCCCAGATCGCTACCTGATCCAGGCGGTCGAAGCTGATGCGCACGCCCCTGCGTCTCATCTTGAGAAGTACCAGCAGAAGCTTCGATTCGAGACGCCAGACATCCATCAGGCCAGCGGCCTCCAGTGCGCGCTCCTGTCGTCGCAGGATCTGGAGCGGCAGGCGGCAGTCCTGCTCTGCGTAGGGGCCCACGTGCTCGGGCGGCAGCTCATACATGCCAGCCTTCGGGTCGATGCCCCATGCCTTAGCTGCGGCCAGCAGATGCGTCTCGTCCTTGCCGGGGATCTTCCACCGCTTCGCGACGTTGTCCAGACTGTACGAGAATTGCAGCTCGTCCAGCAGCGGCTCGGCCACCTGCACGTCGAAGAGATCGCAGCCGAACTCGACGCCGTTCTCCGCGGAGTAGTCCAGATCGTAGGGTAGGTTCGCGCCCACGATCGCGCCCTTGAATCGGGCAGCTTGATCGCGCAGGTACTGCCACGCATGGGCTGCGTCTTGGTTCGTTCCGTTCTCGTGGCCGATGGGGATGTAGTGGCTGGGCCCGTCTTCAATGGCGAAGCCGATGCCGATCACCTTACCGCCTCGACGGACGCCGGGGCCGAGCTGTGTCAGCATCGGGTCCTTGGTCTCAAGGTCGAAGCCTACGCGACCATGCTCGGGCCACTGCGGCAGCTGCGAGATCGGGGTCGGCTTCCAGTTTGATCGCGGGGTGAATATCGGTATTGCCATGGCAGAAGTATACCGCACGCATCTCAAGAAGGCAAGACATCAGGATTTCTTGTCCAGGTATGGGAATTGATGAACTCTGTCACCACCTGCGGCAGGTCGGAATGGTTCAGGCTGGAGAGTAGGCCGCCGATTATGCTGGCCGCGTTCATGTTGCCCAGGCCGAGCTGATCCTTACACCAGAGCAGCATCTCGACCTGATCGACTGCGTGCAGCCAGCGCCGCTCCTCGCTGTCGAGCTTGACGCCCAGGGCGAGGAAGTTACGGGCACGTGCCTCGAATTGATCCAGCCGCTTGGCCATCTCGCCGTCGGCACGCTTCGCAGGCCAGGGCATGTCGCCGGTGAACCGTTCGCCCAGGTCGTGGTAGAGCACGGCCTTGATTAGGTTCAGTGATGCGTCAGGCTTCAGCGCCAGCAGCAGCATCACCGCGTCGTAGCTATGCTTGCCGACGGTATAGCTGCCATGGTGGGGGAGGGTGTGACAGCGTTCGACGTTGGACGCTTCGCGCAGGTAGACTACTCGGTCGGCGGGGTGCATGTGTTGACGTAGAGTAGGCACGCCTGCATCCAGTCCTGCGCAGCGATCTCACCGATCGCGCGCTGAACCTGGGCAAGCGGTGCGCCGGAGGTGTGGAGGGTATGCGCACGGTGCGCGGGGGCCAGTACGTTCTGGATGAAGGGGTCGATGTACTCGACGGTATCAAACGCGCTGAAGAACTGAATCAGCTCACGATCGAATCGCCCTCGGGGGATCGACATAAAGGGCACGGTGTTCGTGATCGCTTCCGAGCTGTACGGGTCATCGAACTGCGCAGGAGGTTCGGGCGCATGCTTGGCGATGGCCTGCACGATAGGTAGACGATCCACCCAGCACGTGGGGCGCATTGTGGTGATCCATAGCGCGCCGACCGGGCGCTTGGTGGTGATGGCTATGTACTCCATCACGAACGACAGGTAGACCATGTCGCGGGGATCGAGGGTCACCTCGCTGGAGTGTCGCGTGGCCATTAGCATCACCTTGCCATCCATATCCACCTGCACGTAGACCGCGCCCAGGCTTTCGCAGTCGCCACCTCGGAGGGTGACCTGCGTGGCGGGGTCTCGCTTCAGCGCAGCAGCGCAGTGACTCACGTGGCGCAGCCGATGTTCGGCCATGTCCTGCGCGCCGCCCAGCAGTGCATCGAAGGGGTCGAGACCTTCATACAGTGCCACGCGCTCCTGCGGGTTCAAGATGGTGCTGGTCGTCGGGATGGGCAGCACTTTGCCTCCGTTGTCGTCGGCCTGTCCGAAGTGCTCCAGCTGATAGCAGGACTCGGTCAGGGCTTGGTGCGCATTGCGCGCTATGATTACTCGCATGCTGCCACGATGTGGAGGTGAATGGGTCCGAAGTAAAACACGAATGCCCGCGCGCCGGGTTGCGTCTCGTAGGAAACGCCCAGGAACCAGCGGTTCCACGTGAGGACGATGGCCACGCCTAGGCCCTCGCAGATTTTGAAGTCGATCATCTGGACAGCCTCTTCATATCGTTGAGGGTCGGACGTATCAGCGTGGACTGCTTCGGGCGTAGCACGAGTATCGAGACCGCGGACTCCTGTGTAACCTGTGTCTCTTGCGTAGGGCGTCGGGCGAGCAGGTGCATATGCACACCGGAGAAGGTACGCTGAAGCGGGTCGTTCGACATCTCCAGCAGTGCAGCCGGGGCATGGATCAGCGGGCCGGACCATACGTTCATGACCTCGGCGAAGATCAGGTCCTGATCGCTGGGATCGACGAGCTGAACCTCTTCGCGCTCCTTCAGTTCCTTGAAGTCGTCACCGAGGAAGGTAGCGGAGACGGTGCCGACGTCGAGGTTGGCAGGGTTGTGGATTGTGATGCGTTTCATTTTGTAGGGGGGAGGTAGCCGAACTCGTCGGCGAAGGGGGTAAAGATCGGGGCCATGCGTTCGACCATTTCAGGCGTCCAGATCTTGGGGTCGTAGGGTTGGTCGTGTCGGTCGTTGCTCTTGTTTAGGTGACGTACTTCGCCGGGCTGAAAGCCCATCAGCTTCCCGATGCACGCGATGTCGCTGCCGAGGTTCTCGATCTTGCCGATGTATGTCGGACGCCCACCTCGCCACCACGCGCTTTGATCTGCTACCAGCATGTCGGTCTGATTCGCGTTCCCGTGGCGGTAGAACTGCGTCGGTGCCACGGGGTTCATGGGGTCGAGTTCGTCGCCCATGACGTACTCCTCGAACGTGCGGCGCTGGAAGTACTTCGCATGTCGATACCATGAGAAGAGTCTCGTCCAGGGATTCCTGATTATGGTGAAGCTCGCGTCGACGTCTCCGTAGAAGGACAGCGGCTCATGGTCGACGCTCTTCACGCCGGTATTCTCCAGCGCGGCCAGCACCGTGCAGCTCGCGGTCTTGGGGATTCGGATGTAGGCAATCATTCGGGCGGTCCTTCTTCGTAGGTGTAGATGTAGATGCGCTTGGCGCGTTCGTAGAATCCGTAGCCGTTGTCGCGGTTGGTCCGCCGCATCTGGCAGAACGCCTGCTTGTATGTCCAGCCTAGGGCAGCCTGCACCTCGGGGAATGTCGCGCCCTTGCGCAGCATCGCGACCAGCTTCTCACGCTTCGTACCCTTGCGAGGTATCAGGGGTTCGGCCTTGGTCGGGTCGAAGAGTAGCGGCTTGCGGTTGGGCGGCTCCGGTTCCATCTTCGTGCTGGACAGGCGACGACGTCTGCCGGTCGGTGTGTCCTTCGCCAGCTCCAGGAGGATCGCACGGACCAGCACGTTCTTGTCCTTGAATTCCTTGGTACTCGTCGGCACGAGCTTACGATATAACTCCAGCAGCTCGGGCACGGGTCGCGCATCTAGCACACCCGTGCTCTTTGCTGCTGTGAACTTTCGCTTACTCATGCCAGAAGGTTACCACAAAAAACCACTACTCGCAATTCGAGCGTCCCGTTATGGGATCAATCTCGCAGGAGCTGCCCTCGGTGGGCTCGGCCTTCAGGATGCCCATGCGCTTGCCGCCGACGTTGAATGTCGTGCAGCCCTTGGCCCCACCCTTCCAGGCGTCCATGTACAGCTGCTTGAAGTCGCTCCAGGGCATCACGGGGCTGACGTTGCATGTCTTACTCACGGCGCTGTCAACGTACCGCTGCGCGGTTGTCAGGACGGCTAGGTGCTCGGCTGCTGTGACGTCGACGCACTCCGTGGGCTCGACGCCCCAGGTGGCCAGACCGTAGTCCACCAGCTCGACCTCCGTGGGGCCGTCGAAGCTCTCCACCGTGCGCGTCAGGCGCTTACTGAAGACCGGCTCGATGCTCGGGCTGACGTTGTCGGCGCAGAGGCTGATCGTCCCCGTGGGAGCCAAGGACAGCAGGTGGCTATTTCGAATTCCCACTTTGAGAATGCGGTCGCGGACCTCCTGCGGCAGCGTGGCGATGAACTCGCCCTGCATGTATTCCTTCGCATCGAACATCGGGAACGGGCCCAGCTCTTCTGCCAGGACCGTGCTGGCCCAGTAGGCTGCGTCGCGCAGGGTCTCCAGCACGCGGGCTTCGAACTCCAGGAACGCGAGGGAGCCGTACCGGAAGCCCAAGGCTTCGCCAGCGTTGGCCAGTCCAGTGATGCCTAGGCCCATGCGTCGCTTGCTCTTCGCTTCCGCTTCCTGCTCGGGCAGCGGATAGGTCGCGATGTCGATCACCTTGTCCATGGCTCGCACCACGGGCAGGACGTCGGCCTCGAACTGCTGCCAGTCGAAGTCGCAGATCTGCTCGGTCAGGGTGACGTACTTCGTCAGGTTGAACGAGCCCAAGAGGCACGCGCCGTGCGGGGGCAGCGGCTGCTCGCCGCAGGGGTTGGTCGCGGCGATCGTCTCGCAGTAGTGCAGGCTGTTCATCCGGTTGATCGTGTCGATGAAGAGCACACCGGGCTCGGCCCAATCCCACGTCGAGCGCATGATCTTCTCCCACAATGCACGGGCGTCGATCGTGGAGTACACCTCGCCATCCCAGCGCAGGTCGAAGGGCTCGCCAGACTCCACGGCGCGCATGAATTCGTCGGTGATGCCGATCGAGATGTTGAACGCGGTCAGCTTGTCGCTGTTCTGCTTGGCGTAGATGAAGGACTCGATGTCGGGATGGTCCACGCGGAAGACGCCCATCTCTGCGCCTTGCCGGTGGCCTGCGCTGCGGATGCACTCGCATAGAGCGTTGAAGATCTCCATGAACGCAATAGGCCCAGAGCTTGAGGAGTCCAGGCTGCGGATCAACGCACCTCGGGGTCGCAGTGTACTGAAGTCGAAGCCGATGCCGCCACCCATGCGCATGGTGGCTGCGGCCTCGGTGGCTCGTGCCATGATGGAGCCGTCGCCGTCGACGAAGCTGTCCTCGATCGTACCACTGACGAAACAATTGTACGGTGTCACGCTCTTGAGTGCGCCGACTGCGGCCTGGATGCGCCCTGCGGGCATGAAGCGCATAGAGCGCAGGATCTCACGCAGCTCGTGGAACTGTTCGCGGGTGCCGTCAGTCAGGGCTGCCGCGATCCGGTTCATGGCTTCGTCGAAGCATTCACCGTCGGAGCGGTACTTCGTGGCGTGCAGGTGTTGGGCAAACTTGGTTTGGGGTCCGTTCATTTTTTTAGTGCATCAGTTCTGATGCGGTGGTAGAGGTTGGAGAGATAGTGCGGCAGAGTTGATGCACTACTGAATGATCGTCAGCTCTTTGGCTGCTCGGGTAATGCCTGTGTATCGCCATGCTCGGCGCTGATGGGCGGGGAAGCGGCCAGCCTCGTCGATCAAGCATACGCTGTCGAACTGACTGCCCTGGGATTTGTGTACGGTCATAGCATAGGCGAAGTCGAAGCACTGCTTCTTCCGCACCTCGTAGTATGCGGGCTCCTCGCCGATGAAGTATTCGGGGTGCGCGTCGACTGTCATCTGCTCGTCACTGTCGACGGACTGAATGGACAGGGACAGCGTCTCCTCGACTGCGTCCCAGTGCGCATCGAGTACGGACCATTGGCTGCCGTTGAGTAGCCCAGTCTCGCCATCGTTGCGCGTGCAGATCAGACGGTCGCCGGACTGCGGCAGCATGCTGCTGAATCCTCGGTGCTCGCGCATCTTACGGTTGATGATCTGCCGGGTGCGGTTGGTGCCGCAGAGGATCTGATCGAAGCCCGACATAAACTCAAGCGACTGACCCTTGGGCTTTACTAGGTCGGTGATCCCTCGGCCTTCGCGCACGTCGGTCGCCACCTTCAGGATCAGGGAGTCGGCAGCCTGTCGGTGGATCTCGGTCAGCAGAATGTCAGGCTTCTGGTTCGTGAAGTATCCGCCACCCTTCACCGGGGGAAGCTGGGCCGGGTCGCCCAGGACTAGGATCGGTACGCCGAAGGACTCCAGGTCCGCGCCCATGATCTCGTCGACCATGGAGACCTCGTCGATCACCAGTAGCGCCGCACTCTTCAGCTCGCTGTCATCCTTGAGTCCGAAGCTCGGGCGCTTGACGTTCTCCTGCTCGACCTGAATCAGGCGCTTGATCTCCAGCAGCTGGGTAGGGCTTGCGCCTTCCCGCTCCTTCGTGATGTAGTCACGCTGAAGCTCGCGCAGTCTTGCTGCGCTCTTACTCTTGGGCTGGTAGATCAGCGCGTGCAGCGTGCCTGCGCCGTCGCAGCCCTTCTCGCGCAGGACGTGCGCGGCCTTGCCGGTGTAGCACGCGAAGAGGACCTTGCCGCCCACCATCTCGGCGAACATGCGGGCGATCGTTGTCTTGCCCGTGCCTGCGTATCCGAAGACGCGGAAGACGCCACCGGCACCGGAGTCGAACCACGCACCGGCTGCGTCGAGTGCTTTCTGTTGTTGGGGTGATAATTTCATGACGCCAAACCATACCACGGTTTGCCTTTCCGGGTACTGAAAAATTCAATTTTGTGCGTGCAGTTCATAGACCGATGTGTATCATCTGGTCATGAAAAATATCCTATTTGCCGTGCTTGCCATGGTCTTCTGCTCGGCTGCTTTCGCAGCCCCCTCATCCTCTTGGACTCCCTTCGGTGGTGAAGTCACTGTCGAATCTGGCGAGCTTGACTCCTTGCCCACGGGTGTGATGCTTGCCCTCGTTGTGTCGCTCCCTTGTGATGATGCGCACGCCGCTGCGATCGCCGCAGTAACCAAGACGCTCCCCGCAGCGTCTACTGGACTCTTCCCGTATTGCCCCGAGCCGCCCGCTGGCTACGCCGCATGCCTCCAGAGTGCTATCGCTACTTTCAATGCTAAGGACTCGACCCTGCGTTGGATGTATACCCAGGCTGTTAGCACCGCACAATGGGACGCACTAATGGCCCGCCAGTACGCCGCCCTCGACCGAGACAGCTGCATCGTCCTCGCCAATGGCGACCCCGCCGCACTCGTTGAGTGCGACGGTATCTACTGCAATACGTTGGACGCATCAATCGCCACAATGAACGCGGCAGTTGGTGCGGCATTGACGACATATAAAGCGGCAGCCAGTGCGAACGAAACGGCGTTTCAGGTCGCAGTCGCAGCCTGCTGCTTCTAGTAGCTAACTACCCATAGAAAAAGCCCAGGGCTCTAGCGAGTCCTGGGCTTTTTCTATGGGTGCGGGGTATCCTCCCGCTGCGGTGCGGTACTATGCACACCTCTGGTTTTTTACTTCACCACGAAGTCGGGCCTTCACCCGCACGCCAAGCCGTAATAGACCATGACGGTCCCAGGTAGCACTGGACTAGAAGACCTCGTCGGAAGCCGCGGGCTTGGCACCTTCGCCAGCTGCGGTTCCGTGGTCGGCCTTGCGTTCACCTGATGCGATACTCTCAAGGAAGCCGGAGGAAGCCTCAAGGATCGCGGAGGACGGGGCGAGCAGACTCGCTGCGACATCGCCGTCCACTGCCGGGTTCAGCTCTACGTTCTTGTAGGGCTGGCCCGCTGCGTTCTTCTCACCGGTCGCAGACATGCGGATCTGGTGCGCGAAGAGCGGAATGTTTGCGCTGCCCTTGAGGGTGCGCAGACGTGTCATGATCGCCTTATAGCGTTTGATCTTGGTGCGGCTGAATGCCATCACCACCATCTCGCTGGCGTCTTCTGCCCCGACTTCGTCGAGGATCAGCGCGTAGACATAGAACGTCTCGACGAGGTCGTTACCGCCCTCGGTCGTCAAGCGGCGATCGGTCGCACGGCTGCGAGCGTCGGCCACGGCTTGGCTGTCGATCTGATGGACGCCGACGAAGCCGCCGCCCTGATCTTGGGGAACCCATTCAACGAAGACGTGCTCGGTCTGCACGGGCACGAAGATGACCTCGCTGTAGAGGGTGCGGGTCACACTGTTGACGAACATGCCCACCTGGGCACCTTCGATCGCGGTGTCTTCACCTGCTTGCACTTCAGGACTCAGCGCCTGGAGTTGGTTCAGGAAGGGGATGGAGAAGTCGTCCTGCGACGTGTTGTCCCAGCCTGCTCCGGCGTTGTTGCCGTAGTCATAGGTGACAAGATCGCCACCGGCTGCACGGACGGAGACCGCAGTCTCGGATTTTTTGTTTTTGGCTTGTGCCATAGTAGGGTTCCTTTCGGAGATTGATGCGCGCACTTTAGAGTCCCGCGGCTCGGTTGGACTACTCCCCAGCACGGTGCCGGGGTTGTTTCTTATTCGCCGAACATGGACTCGGGCTTCGCGGTGATCTTGGCGATGTCGACCTTGGAAGCTCCGAAGAGATCCATGGGGATGTCGGCACCAGCTTCGAGCTGCTTCCTGACCCAGGCCCGCAGCGTGGACGACTCGACCTTCTGCTCGTTCTTGACGTTGAAGCCGTCGTCCTCCAGCTCGCGGATCAGGTGATCCGCATCCTCGCCTTGGTCTCGCGCGAAGCCGACGATCACGTTGTTTTTGATCATGCCGCCTTCGTCGTGCTCGTCGAGCCAGTGATGGGCCTCTTCGCGTCGAGCCTTCGGGATGCTGGCCCGCACACTGGGCGCGACCTTCAGCTTGATGCCGGACGTCGTGGTGAATTCTGCCATGCCCAGTTGCGTCATCAGTTCGGGGATGCGGTGCTCGGCGATGTTGCGGACTGCTGCCTGGGCTTCCTTCGCAGCCTCGGCTGCTTCCGCTGCGGCGATCTCGGCAAGGTAGAGATCGGTGGCCAGTGAGGAAAGTGTCGCGAGCCCGTCAGTGTCGGGTGCGTCGTCGATGAATTTACTGTAGTCGTTCGTCATGGTGCTACCTGTTGAGGTTGCTTTACTATACCGGCTATGCCCAGGAAGGCAAGTTGTCTCCAGTAATTTCTGCGGCGAGGTTTCTCTTTTTGCGAAGGGACTGGAGGATATAGGCGTCGAGGGTGTTCTTTGCCACGAGGTCGATATATGTCACGGGCTCGTGGGACATACCTGCACGGTGAGCACGGTCCTCGGACTGGAGCCGCTCGCGCAGGCTGAAGCTGTTCGAGACGTAGATCATCGTCTTGGCTCGGTGAAGTGTCAGACCCTCGCCTGCTGCGCTGGGCTTCGCCACGAAGAACCGGACGCTGCCCTCGCGCTGGAACTTCACCAGCGCGGCCGCCTTGTCCTCGTCGCTTGTGCGGCCGTCGTAGTACACCGCGTCCTTCTCGCCCAGCATCTCGCGGATCGCGTCGATCTCGCAGTTGTACCTGCCCCAGATGATGACGCTGCCAGTGATGTCTTCGAGTGTATCCTTCAGGCACTTCATGCGGACATTCTCGCCCAGGGGGACAAGCTCGTCTTCGTCGTTGCCCACGTAGCCGCTGGCGATCTGTGACATGCGCAGCATGCGGACGATGGCCAAGTCGGCGGTCACCTCGGAGCCGTCCTTCAGCTCGGTGAAGTATTCCTCCTCCAGGGCTTTGTAGACGCGGCGCTGTTCGGGGTTCAGGTCGAAGGTGCGGCGGGTGTAGATCTTCTCGGGCAGGTCGAGCACGTCGGCCTTCAGTCTGCGGTCGCCCACCGCTGCCGCGATCTCCTTCAGGATGTGCAGGTCACGGTAGCGGACAAGCGCCTCGAATCGCCCACCCGTTGAGGTCTTGCGCTGCTCCCAGATGCCGAACCGCATCTTGAACTGCGAGAAGTTGCGGATGCCCATGTCGACCCAGACCTCGGGGCAGATGAATCGCGTCTGCGTGTAGATGTCCAGCGGGGCGTTGTCGATCGGCGTACCTGTCAGGATGCGTCGGTAGTCTGCGTAGCTACTGCTGGCGTTCACGCGCTTGGTGCGCTTACTACCAGGGCCTTTGATCCTGCCGGACTCGTCAAGCACGTAGAGGCACTTCCGCTTCTGGAGGAATGACTTGATCGCCTGCCCGCCCAGCTGCGTCATGATCGCATCGTAGCTTGCGACAAGGACAGCGAGCCCGTCGAACTTGAGCAGCTTGGCCAGCTCCTTCTGCGTGCTTTTGTTCTTGGCCTTCTTTGAATACCACGTCATGCAAGACATACGCGCAGCGATGTCGGCAGGCATATGGTCGGGGATCTCCTCGACCGTCCAGTTGGCATGCACTCCATTCGGAGCCAGCACCAGCAGGCCGTCGATCTTACCTTCGGTGAAGAGGTGCGCCGCGGTCCAGATCGTGGGCGCCGTCTTGGCGCATCCCATCTCCCACCAGTACGCGAACCCCTCAAGGTCCTTGGACTGCTCCCAGATGAATCGCTGATGGTCATACGGGACAGGGTTCAGCTCCCAGTCGTCGAGCTGCCCACCAGTGGCTTCGCGCATGCACTTCGCGCAGTCGCCGCCGAAGTCCTTAGTGTCGGCAGTCTCGCCGTCCATCTCCACGCCGCATATGCTGCACTTCATCTTTTCCGCCCCTTGTTCCTCGGGTAGTCGTTCGCGTAGAAGCCGGGGCCCTTGAATTTGAAGGAGACGCCGTCGCCGACCTGCTTCTTCTGCCGCCCACGCTTCTCGCACTTCGGGCAGGCAGCAGGCGGTCGGGACTTGTAGGACTTCTGGAGCTTCTCGTATGCGTGCGAGCAGTGCGCGCACTGGTAAACGTAGATGGGCATCAGAGGGTCTTGATAGTTCGGCGGATGTCGGAGAGGGTATTCAATTGCGTGCGGGGGTCGGAGGGAGAGATGGAGACGGTGCCCACGCGGACGCCGTCGGGGTTGCGGATGGCGATGTGCGTATTGCCTTGCTCGGAAGTGTACCCTTCCGAGTGCAGACCGAGTAGGTATGCCCGCAGTTTTGGGTGCATTCGCTTGAGTATTCTCTTAGTGATCATGATGTCTGGGCGACCTTCGCGCGCACGATCTCGAATGCCTTGCGGTATCCCTTCAGGATCTGGCCCTGACGGTGGCGGCCGTTGGCACCTGCTGCGGGGACCATCAGGTCGTCGACCATCCACTCGAAGTTTACCATGGCGGTGACAAGCTCGCGGTCGCTCGGCACGCCGCCTCGGTTGGCCAGGGCCATCAGGTTGCGGACCTTGGGCTGCATGGCGACCATGGCGATGCGGTCGACGGTGAAGCCGGGGCAGGTGGCTGCGCACACTGCGGTCAGGGTCTTCTTCGAGCGGTCGGCGGTTGTTTGGCTGGTGTTTTTCATGACGGTGATACTATACCCCGGTTTCGGGGAAAGGCAAATTCTACGTGCGGTTTATTTCACCAGCTCGAAAGGAAAATCGTTTCCTGCCTCATCCTGGGTCATCATGTTGCCTTCGGCGTCGTAGCGCCACCAGAGCTGACGGGACCCGATCTGTACCATGCACCGATCGTCGGTGATCACGACCAGCTCGTGGACGTCGCCGACGACCAAGGTCATCGGGCTGCGGGTGTCGGCGTCCAGGGTGACTGCTTCGGTGACGATGTATTGCTGTTTGCTGTTCTTCATATACCCTTCTTCGGCAAGGGACCCCAGAAACTGGAGCCCCTTTTCGTTTTCTCTATTTGGACCACTTACCGCTGTAGGCTTTGATCGGGGCACCCGTCGCAGCGTACTGCTCGACCAGCGCGCCGAGGAACTTCCTACGGAAGTCTGCCTCCTGCTTCCGGTCGCGCTCGGCGTCGACCGTATCGTAGCGGAAGGACTCGATGCTCGCGACGCGGATGTCGGCGATCCTGATCGCTTCGGCCATGCGGTGGTCGGCGTCGATCGTCTGGGAACCAGCAGAGACGAAGTACTGATTTCCGGGGCCGGTGTCGCCAGTGTAGCCGTCAGCGATCAGGCTGCGATAGAGCCCTCGGGCCTCCTCGGTGGCCATCAGTTCGGTCGTCTCGCCGTATAGGCTCCAGACGGCGATCTGACCGGGGCCTTCGACCTGGAAGCTGTAAGCGCCTCGGATCCATTGGCCGTCTTTTTTGCTCAGAGTGTGGCGTGCGTTGCTGTTCTTCATATACCCTTCTTCGGCTACCGGCTGCCAAAACTGTAGCCGGTTGTCGCTTTCATCAGGAATTTATCCAGGTGCCTCACGTCGGGACCACCGAAGTCTTCCGGGAAGTCGATGCTCGACGAGCAGCCCAGGCCCGCGGTCGGTCGCGCAGCGAAGAACGCGGTCGCCCGCTTCAGGTCTTCGGCGTTGAGTCCACGGGATGCGAGGAAGGTGTCGTCGGCGAATAGCTCGCCGCGGTCGTTGATGTAGAGGTATATCATGCGACCTCCAGGGACTCGACGAGGCAGCGCGCCATGTTGATGGCACCCTTCGCGAAGTCGTCGTCGCCGACGTCTTGGGTAGCGATGTCCAGTGCGGACAGGACACCAGCGAGGTCGCCCGTCTTGATGCGGTGGTCCAGCAGATCGCAGGGCAGCTTCTTGGCACGCAATGCGAGGGTGATGGGAGCGAGCAGGTTTTCGAGCGTGGTTTCGATTTCGGTGATGACTTTCATATACCCTTCTTCGGCAGTGGGCCCCAGGAACTGGAGCCCGTTTTTATTTATTTCGAGGGTGTCTCGTTATACGTTGGAGACGGTCAGGCAGCCGGGGTTCTTGATGTCGACCAGCAGCTCGGGGTAGTCGTCACCGAAGTCGCCGATGAAGTCGAAGATGGACTGCGGGTAGTCGTACCAGTCGAGGAGCAGGTCGCCGTTCTTCAGGGAGATCTGGACAGTGCCGTCGACGACGAGGACGCTTTCGGTGGATTCCAGGTCGTAACGCTTGCAGAGGAAGTCGGCGGTGATCTTGGCGATTTGTTTGTTGTTTTTCATGACGGTGATACTATACCCCGGTTTCGGGGATGTGCCAGTTATTTGTCCAGTTTCTTTTTCGTGTCCCGCTTCGGGTCACTTGGTGATCTTCAGCTTCCAGCCGTCGGCGAAGTGCGCGGCCTGCATGGCGCTGGCCGTGTCGCAGTCCACGACGTGGGCCACGGCTTCGCGGGTGTTGTAGACCTCCACGCGGTTGAGTGCCACTAGAGTGAAGATGACCTCGTCGCCCAGGTCGTTTAGTAGTGTGATGAACTTTCCCATATACCCTTCTTCGGCAGGGGGCCCCAGGATCTGGAGCCTGTTTTCATTTATTCCTCGGGCGTCTCAATCCGAGCAGATGCCCACGCGAGGGCCTCGACCCTAGCTGCGGGAATACGGGTTGCGTGCAGGTTGAGGTGCGGGGCACCTATGCTGATCGCACCCTGTGCGATCAGGACAGCCGTGCAGCGCAGGACAGTCGTGGACCGCCCCCAGGCTTCCCTGTATGCCTTTGTCTGGACGATCTTCAAGGTGGACCCGCAGGGCAGCACGGTCTTCGTAGACCGAGCTGTGCGACCAGTCCAAGACGGTAGTTTTGTCCAAGTGTGCATTAGAATATCCGGTTCTGGCTGCGGATCTCTTCCGAGCGGTTCCAGCGGGCCTTCGACGCGCGGTTCCGGTTGCTGCGGCGAGCGGTCTGCGCGTCGCATTCTGCCTTGGTCTGCGGCATGCCGTCAGCCGAGGGTGCCGGGACCATGCCCTGGGCGACTGCTGCGCGGTATGCGTCGCGGGCCACGTGGACCGACAGCGTGGTGACCGTCGCGGGCAGGTCGGGGTGACAGTTCTGGCTGACCTCGACGGTCGTGCCGTTGCTGGTGAAGGTGATGGATCCGGTCTCCCCGTAAGGGTCGACGAGTTTGTGCGCTGTGTTGTTCTTCATATACCCTTCTTCGGCAGGGGGCCCCAGGAACTGGAGCCCCTTTTTCAGTTTCTCGATTTAGAACTCGAAGCGGTCGTGGATGGGGCAGGGCGTGGTGAGGGGCCAGCGGCTATCCGAGCTGCGCAGGAATGCGCCGTCCATCATACCGCCGGGGCGGACGTAGCCTTCGGAGTTCACCGGGCGGGCCACTACGTTCACGATGGTGGGCTTGCAGCCCAGGCCGAGCTTGTCGGCTGCGTCAGCCTTCAGGACCATCAGCGCGCCGGGGCGGGCTCCCTGCGGGTTGGTCGTGATCTCGACGACCATCTCGACGTCGCCGTCGAAGACGCTGCCGCCGAGGTTAGTGCGGAATCCGTCGACCTCGAACTGAACAAGGACGGAGGACTGGGCGCGGGACTGGACGTCGGTTCTGTGTGCTAGTGAGTTTTTCATGACGGTGATACCATACCCCACTCTCACGGATAGGCAAGTAGAACTTCCTAATTACCGAACGTGAGTCCGAAAGTGAGACTCGGACCACGGCCGCCGGGCTCGGTGGTGAATAGCGACTGGCCCATATCTAGGGGCTCGTCCATCCGCGCGCCGATGAACCAGCCGCTGCGACGGTACGCGATCTCGCCGTAGGCTGCCCACTCCTCGGCGGTATCACTCGCCGAGCCTGCATAGTCCAGGTCGACCATCACGTCGGCACGCTGGTACGCGAAGCCGCCGCCCAGGGTCAGTTGCCAGCCGTTACCCTTGGCGATCGGGGCGCATACGCCCAGCGATGCCTGGAAGGCTTCGGCCTCGATGTCGTTGGTGCTGCGGTTCACGAACCGATCGTCTGTGCCGTGGTCGGTCCAGGTCATGACCGAGCCCTCGAAGGTGACAGGGCCAGCGTCGTGCGTGGCTCGGATACCTGCGCCGGTCTGGAAGCCGGAGCTTCCCTCGTAGCCGCGGGCCTCGCGGTAGCCCAGTTGGGGCGAGGTGGTCGTGCAGGATGCGAGAAGGAGTATTAGTGCGATGTATTTCATGGTGATGGCCTAGAGGTTCAGGAAGGAGAGGTCCTCGCGCCGGTCGACGGCTGCGTCAACCAGTAGCGAGATGATCAGCTGGGCACGCCTGCACCCAGTGTCGGCGAGATCGCTGCACGCATCGAACTGGACCTGGAAGTCGTCGCAGGTGGCCATGTGGTCGAGGGACTCGCCGCACCGGATGCGAAACATGGGGGCGAGGTTACGGACTTGATCGAGGGCTTTACGAGCCTGGGCTGCTGTTGCGTTTTTCATATCGCCAGGACTATACCCCATTCTCGCGGAAAGGCAAGCGGAAACTTGGAAAAAGAGGGAGACCCTTTCGGGCCCCCCTCACCTCCACCCGCTGGGCCCCCGCCCAACGTGCGCCACTAGGAATCCTATTCCGCTACTAGGAGTCCATTTTGAGAAAGTCGCCCTTGCCGGGGCCGCCACTGCCCATTTACTACTTCCCTATATTTACTACTAAATAATATAGATATATATAAATGGACGCATATAGGAGCGTTTCCCGTTTTCTTGAGCTTTTTGGTTTCAGTCCTAGATTAGTAGATTCCTAGTAAATCGGACGTAACCTCCTGGGCGGTAAGGGCTTGCATTTACTAGGAGTTGCGTGGGCTACTAGGAAATTCCTAGGAGTGAAGCGCCGCCTTCACTCCTACCCAGATCGCGCCGACTATCGCAGTGACGAAGATTCCGACCATCACTACCATGCCCCGCGTCTTTACGGTGTCGGATGCGCGCCTCAAGTCGCGCAGGAATGCCATGTCCTGTTGAAGCTGGAGAGGGTCGGAGACATCCATGCCCATGGAGATCAGCGTCTCCTTGACGGCGGTGCGTACAACGTCCTGGACGTTCACCGTCGGCGGACGCTGGGCCTCCAGCTCTTCGTGGATAATGTCGCGGAGTTCTCTATCGTTCATATTTAGGCAGGGATGGGGGGTCTAGGGTTCGAGGATGGCGAATGCGAGATCGGTGGACGCGACGTCCATGGTGATCTGCTTCAGGAAGCCGGAGTCTCCAGACGAGACTCTGATCTTGATCTTATCGCCGGAGTTGAGCGCGACGCCGTTGGACGTTGCACCTCCTGCGATTAGCGTGGCCCACGTGCCGGGGTAGCCGCCGCCGGTGTCGACGTCGTACTCCACGTTGCTCGTAGTGAAGGCAGTCGATAGGGTGAACGTGTGCGTGGCTGTGCTGGCCGCTGTGTACTCCGCACCCTGGTCTGTGATTCCCAGCAGCCCGAACTCGTGCAAGCCCGTCAGGGCGCTGCTGATGGCCGCAGCGTGGACGAGGTCCTGACGCGACGTCAGGGTCTCCCCTCCGTCGGTGTGGGACGCCGTCCAGGTCCACTCGATGTCGCCCGTGGGCACTGCGCCGCCCAGAGCCTGGAGCACGTCAATGCGCAGCAGCGCATGCGTGGTGCCGCTGATCGTGGTGTTTAGGATCAGGTCGTTGGTGCCGGTGGGGTCGTGCCTCACTTCGAGATCGTGGTCGGTACTGTTGGCCGCAGGGAAGTCGGCGAAGGTCGTGCCGGAATCCTCGGTCAGGCCGGTGATCTCGTTCAGGTTGTCAGCCAGCCGGTAGTCGCGCCTGCGGATCACGGAGTCGATGGAGTAGTCCTCGGGCCCACTTCCGCCGGACTCCATGTTCACGGCGGTGGTGTCCCAGTCGACCGTATTCAGGGTCAGCATGCTGGGCGGATAGGGGCGCCGCAGTCTCTTGTCCATCGTGAAGTCGATGCGGGTGCCTACGCCTTCGGCCAGCTCGTTGGAGAAGCCTACGGGGATCAGCTCGACGTGGACTGCGTCCGTCTCGGGGATGGCGTTATCGGTGACTCCTGCACCGGCCATAAGTACGAAGACCTCGGCGCCGGATGCGTGGTCAGCCTGTACCGAATCGAGAACGCCACGGTAGACGTCGTCGATGTCGACGTCTGCACCGTTGGCGGATGCGCCAGTCACCAGCATGAATTCATCGTCGACCATGACGAGGTTCATCAGTGAGGTGCCCAGCTCGTCTGCGTCTGCGGGGATCGCGAAGGATCCGAGCAGCGCGGCCTGCGTATCAGGGGACGATGTCACGGTCAGCGCGGTGAGCGGGTACGCGCTCTTCATGGTCAGTGCGGCATTCAGCTCGCCGATCTTGACGAACTGCACGACGGTGCCCGCCGTGGTGTACGCGCCCGAAGGTGTCGTCGGGTGATGGCGTTCGCGGATGTCGAAGGTGATCTCGTTTCCAGACTGCCGGGCTGCCGCCATGATCTTATTCACCAGCGAGCCGTCCTTCGGATCTCGTCGGACGATCGCGCGGGGTGCCTCGAACGCGACCTGCTCGTCGCTGGCATATGCCGAGATGCTGTCGCTGGGCGTGGTCCACTTGGTACTTGACGGATCAGAGAAGCTCGGCGTGGCGGTGTAGAACACGTCCTGCACCAGCTCCATGCGGATGCGGTTATTCTCCAGCTCACCGAAGTCCATGGACATGATGCGCATCGGCAATGTGTCGATGTCCAGGTATGCGTGCGTAAACTCGACCACGTCTCCAGGTAGTGCGTCCCAGAAGGTACGGTCGACCACGACGGACGCTTTGGCCAGCGGATACGACAACACACGTAGGTCGCGCCACGCCAAGTTATTGGCCTGCGTGCGATCCATCACGCCGGGGTAATTCTTGGTCACTGACAGGTCCACGTCCTGGATGCGGACGTTGGCCGAGTCCTGCGCCGTGGCATAGGTCTGTTTGTATTCATCGGTGCGGTCGTTGAACTGCACGCGCACGATGTTGGACGTACCCTCCCAGCTGCCTCGCGAGTAGTTGACAAGCTCTACCATGTTGTCGACAGTCACCTCGGGCATCGTGCCAGGAGTGTAGTCTGCACGGATCAGCTTTATCTCCCACTTGGCGCTCGCGTGATTGTAGCGCACTACGCAGTCGACCTGCTCCTCGATCTGCCTGATCACTTCCGAAGCCTCTCGGGGCGAGGTCAGCAGCAGGGAGAACCCGAAGCCTTCATCATAGAGCGTCGTTGCCGCCGTTGTGAAGTTAGTCGTGTCGATGTCGGACGCGGAATAGCCCAGACCCCATTCGGAGTTTGTCATGATCTCGTAGATCACGTTGGCCGGGTTGGCGTCCGCACCGTTTACTTCTTCCTTTCCGTCGATCAGTGCCAGCCCGTTGGGGGTACGCTTTAGCTCGAACTTCCAGGGCTTGATCGTGGTGCTGTTGCCCACGTACCAGTTCTCGGAACTGGGTGCGATGTAGCACGTGCCCCGATAGGCGGGCGTGTCGCCGCCTTGCGTCTGAAATGTCGACAGGTAGCTCGACGCGGACTGGGTGCTGTTGCCCTCGAAGAACTCGAAAGTGCCCTCGAAGCCTCCATCGCCGTCTTCGTCACCGCCGAAGAGTTCGTCGTCGTCCAGGGTAAACGTACCGCCGTGCGCGACGCTGCCGGTCCAGACTTGGTCGTCGCCGATCCATAGCCCAGTCAGCGCGTCGACAGGTCCGCGGGCGATAGCGAACTGCATGCCGAGTCGATACGAATGGCCGATGACGACCTTCTGACTAGAGAATAGGCCCGTCTTGATCTTCTCGATGATTGCGACCTGATCAAGATCATCATACCAGACGACGTTCGGGCCGTCCACGCGAACGGTGCCCCATAGCAGCGGGACGACACGACCCTCGGTTGCTGTCGGGAAGGTAAAGTCACCGAGCCCGGAGGGTTTGGCATTTTCTAGTTTCTCCTTCGGGCGTAGGAGTTCGACAGCCACGAAGATGACGATCTGAATAAGTAGCGCCATCCAGAAGCCGCCACGGTTGTGATTACGAAGCCGCGCTTGCTTGAACTTGAGCAGCTTCATTAGATCCTGATCCCGGTCTGGAAGACGTTCTTGGAGGGAACCCACGCGAATCCGCCGAAGTTGATCACGTTATCGAACTTGCTCTTGCACGTAGAGATCGCATGATCGCATCCAGCGAAGACGGTCACGTCGGAGCCCAGCTGCGTGCTGGCGAACGGTAGTAGGATCGTCAGCACCGTGCCGGTCTGGTCCAGGATCAGACGACGATCCGAGGAGCCTGCGGACTCGACCCAGCCGCCAGTGTAGTATCCGTCACCGTTGGCGTCTGCGCCGGTCACGGTGATAGTGTTACCGCTTTCCGCTGTCACCTCCGCACCCGACAGCCTGAAGGTGGCACTGGTATCGTCGACCTGACAGATGTCGTCATAGAGTACGTGATTGCAGAGACTCTGGTAGGTGTGATTCGGAATAGGTTTGGACTGCGCAGTCACTAGGGGCGCGATCTTTATTTTGGCCTCCCGTCCAGACTTCTGGAAAGCCACGGATGCGATCTTCCCATTGAAGATCGTCACGACCTCGTAGCTCGCGCCGTCACTGCGTTGGATGCGTTCGATGGTCAGTAGGGCAGTCACCCCAGGCACGCTATCAATGAACTGCGACGCGACTGCGTTATCGCCGGACACCGTCACGATCAGGTGCTCTTTACGAGTGTCGGGCCCACCGCCCTTGATCGTCGACCGTGAAATCGGGATGGCGGTAAAGGTGTCCGAGCTTTCGGTGATGTCATCCTCGGCGGATGTCCAGCGATAGATGACTGCGCCGATGGTGAATGTGTAAAGCTCGATGGGCGCAGAGCCTTCTTGCGACTCTTCGTATGTGGAATAGGCCATGGGGGTTAGTCAAAGGTGGAGATGACGGGCGCAGTCAGGTAGACCTGACGCTCGCCTCGGGAGTATTCGATGCGGATGTCATCCGTGTTGAAGCGGACCTCCTCCAGGTAGGAGATGCGGTCGATGTCCGCCAGGGCAATGTCTGCGCCCCAGGTTGTGGACAGTTCGAGCGTCTCGACCAGCGAGCTGGTCTCGACGGAGTTGGAGATCTCGCGCGCGTATGTCGTACCGTCGAGCGTTCGCAGCCAGATGTGGTTCCTGGGCTGACGGTTACGGACGAACTGCGTATAGCCGATGTTCATAATGACCAGATCCTGCGACGCACTGACAAGCGGCTGGTCGGCGATTAGGTCTTGCCCGAAGGTGGGAACGTAGAAGCTCACCTGCTTGCCGCCCAGGGAGTGCAGGAGCTGTCGCAGGTTCCAGACGTCGGCCTTCGTATCTGCGCGCAGCGTCAGCGTCGTGGAGCGTTTGCCGTTGTCCCAGGGGCTGTCCTGCGTCGTGACGCCGGTGCCGTTGTCCAGGATGATGATGTTGCGTTGGTATGTCTCAGCGAGAGACCCGCCGCGCATCACGTTGCACGTATCCAGCATGACCTTCGAGTTGTACGTGTTCCAGCCTGTGAGGTCGGCGAGGTCGCTGTCGTTGTCCAAGACTCGGAACGAGACGTTCAGCTCCTGATCAGCACTGGGCCAGCGGTTCGCGCCCACGTTGCTGCGCATGTTGGCCGTCCGCAGGGGTGCCACTTCGGCGCCCACTGCGTAGCTGCTCAGTAGCGCGTTCTTCAGCGTGATGGTGGTCGAGGTGAAGCTGTCGATGGTCTGCACGTCGAAGGTGCCGCTGTCGGTGTAGATCAGCACCAGCTCGCCGATGCGGTAGTCGGCGTCGTCTGTGCTGCCCACGGTGATCGTCAGGTCGCCCAGCGTCGCGGCCGACGTGATGCTGGTGGCCTCGTGCCAGATGGGGACGCCCCAGGTGCGGGACTGCCAATCGAAGAGCAGGGTATCCATGCGGCCCTTGTCGAAGGTGCCGTCGTCGATGCGGACGCGCCAGTCGAAGAACTGCCGAGGGTTCTTGCGTAGGCGGATGCGCTGTTCTTTTCCCGACTCCTTGGGCAGGACATCGGTGCGGAATTGCAGCCGCTCGGTGTAGGGGATCTCGGGCTTGATGGGGAAGAGCACGACGCGGTTCAGTACGATGGGCACGCTGATCGTGGAGCCGCCGAAGTCGAAGACGAACGCGAGGTCGTCGTCGACCGAAGGGTTGCCCGACGTGCTGATCTCCAGCGTCATCGCGTGGCCGTCCATGGGGTACATGGTGGTCGGCAGCGCCGGGATATTCAGCAGCTCGGTGCCTGCGCCTGCGTTGTTCGTGAAGCTGGACCAAGTGCGCTCTTCTTTGCGGTAGCCGGAGAAGACCGTCAGCGGGCTGGTCTGCGTCGACAAGATGTTGCCGAAGTCGAAGGAGCGCGGCACCACGTGGAAATTCTCGAACCATTCCGGCTGACTTTCCGTAAAGAGTCCGGCGTATGTATCGTTGACGACAAGATCAGGAAAGCCGGGTCCGGCGGCCTCGTTATACATTTCCTGACCTATGGTCACGTCATCAGGCCCAGGTGCAGGCACGCCGGTGGCATCGTGGTTGTACGCCTTCTGACTGGTGCCCGTTACAGAGCCCAGGGAGATGCCCAGCTTCTCACTGGTTGCGAGACCTGCGAATACCGTCACTAGGTGACCTTCCTATATGCGACGCCCTGGTAGAACGACCTGTTGATGATGCTATCCTCGGTTCGACGGCTGCTGGGAAAGATGATCCAGACATCGGAACCGATCGTCACTTCCTGACCGGGGGAGAAGTTGAGGATGTCGACGCCGCGAATGTCGGGCACGTTGCCCAGGTAGTAGACGTAGCTGTTGGTGAAGTCTCGGGTAAAGATCGCCAGCGGGTACATGGGGATATGGCCCGTGGTGATGTCGGAGCGAGTCTGCGACCAAGGGTACGCGACAGGCCCGCCTCGGAATCCGCCGTATGTGATGCGCTTGGGCTGACCCGCGCGATCCAGGAAGTCCGAGTCGGCGACAGGGTCTGTCGTGATGCCGCCCGAATGGTGCAACCACTTCTCGCTGCCGCCTTGGTGAGGTAGGCCCTCGGCGTGGATGGTGGCGTTGCGCCGGGTTGTCGAGGACGTACTCGCCTGGATGCCGTCAAAGAAAAGCCAGTGACCAGTGTCCGTACCTTCCGCCGAGGTTGCACTCTCCTCCTGGAAATGCCCGTAGCAATACTCGCCGCCGGTCCAGTCGTTGAACTTCTCCAGGTTACCGAAGCCGAAGTGACGGAAGACCTCGGACTCGATCTCGACCACGACGTGGCAGTAGTCGAGCGTCGCGTCACCGAAGAAGTGATACGACACGAAGGGACCGTCGCCGATGTCGTTCACGCATCGACCGTCGTCGAGCTGGGCATCACTACCGAATGCGGAGTTGTAGCCGTTGTTGCTGTCGTCAGTCTGCACGCCGGGGTAGCCGCTGGTGTACCCCAACGCCTGATGGATGGACATGTTGTTCGGAGCGTTCGCGATCCATTTCACGCCGACGTAGAGGTTGGACTTATGCCAGAGCGCGAAACCTTCCGCAGCAGTGGTCGCACCATCATCGAAGTCGTCCTGCGTGTAGCCGCCGAGCACGGTCGAGCTGGGCGTCCCGGTCAGGAACGCGTCGAGCTTGGTAAGTAGGTCGCCGAGATCGGTGGCGCTGCCAGTCGTATATGCCATGTGATTAGTCCTCGTCCATTGCGAAGTAGCTGTACGACTCCGTCTGGTTTCCGTTCTGGAAGATCCGGTAACGCTTGGATGTAAGCTCGAAGCGGTCCTCGGCGACGGGGCCACTAAGGCCACCGGAGAACCAGAAGACGCCGTCGATCTCACCGTACTGCGTATATGACGTCGGCCACGTGTCGCGTACCATTAGTGCAGGAGCCACCAGCCAGTAGTAATCATCACCGGTGCCGGGTGTAGGTTGTAGCAGTAGATCAGGTGTCGCACCTGCCAAGGTCGCCGGGATCATCTCGTCAGCAGCGAATGCCCAGCCGACGTCGCCAGTGCCTGCGGTGGGCTCAGTGCTCGGCCATGCTGTGAAGTAGGGGTAGATCCCATGGTCGGACTTTACCGTGCGGATGGACGCATTGGTTGACCCTGCGCACGCATGGGCCTGCCATGCACCTGCGGGAGTACGAACCCATCCGCCGCCCGTCGTCTGGGATGCGGTGCTCGTGCGGTCGAAGACCTCAGTCACGCCGCCCAGAAGCTCGTTTGTTTCTGTCCAGATGTGGTTCGACTCAGCGAAGCCGCCAGAGACCCAGAGAGGATAGGGGTATTCCGTGTCGGTGCCGAACTGGTTCAGGAATCCCAAGTAGCAGCTGGAGTAGGTCACGCCACCGCCGTGCGCGCATTTCGCCACGAGGACAATGCGTCGGCCGGTGTGGTTGATCCACCACTCGATGTTTGCGCCTTCGCTGGTATCCTTCAGTGCGATGTAGGCACCTGTGTCAGTAGTAGGCAGTGCGCCGCTCGTGGTATGAATCTGGGCACCGGATGTGCTGGAGTTGATACCGGGCTGCACCTGAAGCGGGAGCCCAGAGTTGTAGCCAGTGCAGCCCATTAGTGCCCAATTGAATGCGGTATCAAAGCCGTTGGCGAGGGCGTATGCCTTGATCACCACGTGAATTTCGTCGGTGCCTGCCGAGCCTTCGCCTTCCAGCATGCAGACCTGGAAGTCGTTATTGGTTTTCGTGCCATCCTGCCAAGTAACAGTTAGCTCGCAGGCATCGTCGCCGCTGCCGTCGTTGGTGGTGCCCACGTCGTTGGCGGGAACCTCTTCGTAGTTGCCTGCCTCCAGTACGGTCACCGTGGCCACGCCAGTACCCGCGCCGCCGGTCAGTGTCGCGACCGTGAATGTGGCGGTGGTGCCTTGCGTACCCACACTGTCGACGTCGCCGTGAATGGTCGTACCTCCATCAGTCAGGGTCAGGATGTCGCCGATGTTGTAGCCGGTGCCCGAGGTGCCCACTGCGGCGCTGGCGGCTTCCTGCGTGCGTCGGTTCACTGCCCACGTCGCGGTGCCCATGGTCAACGTGATGGTGCAGTCGTCGTTGCCGCTGGATAGCACCGTACCTGTCCAGTCGTTGCCGGTCGTGGTCGGAGAGTTGGACGTCGCCGGGTTAGATGTATATGTGCCTGCACGCAAGACGCGGATGCCGTCGATCGCTCCACCGGAGACGCTCGTCACCTCCAGCAGCGCAGCGACGCCGCCAGTGGTCGCGGCGACCGTACCGCCTGCGACGGTCAAGACTTCGCCCACGGTGTAGCCGGTGCCGCCACCGCCGCCAGCCACGACTGCCGTATCGACATAGTCCGACGTGACGACAGTCGTCAGCGCATCGAGCATCCCGATGTGATCGGTGATTCCTGTTCCGTAGTTGAAGGGCATTTTATTGGAGGCTGTTCTTGATTACAGTGGGGTTGGACTGGATCGCGTTCAGGATCAGCTGCGTACCCTGGGCGGATCCCATAGCGGAGATTGTGTCCGAGGGGTCGGAGGTGTTCACGACGGTGACATTGACCGGGGGAGATTGTACGGCAGCGCCGCCGACCATGCCAGCAGTCTCTGCTGCTGTTTTGATATTGCCCGCGCCGGGGGGCACGAAGAGTTCGGGGCCTTCCTCGCCGACGAGGAATGCCTGATTCGGGTTCACGGGACCGCCGCCTGCGCGCTCGCCGCCGTAGTCGCCGCCACCGCCACCGCCGCCTAGTGCGTTTGCTGCTGATCCGACCCACCCGCCGCCGCCCAAGCTGGAGATCAGCCCGAAGAGTGCCTGACGAGCCAGTAGGCGTGCTAGGTCCTCAAGCATACCATCGACCATAGCGCCGATGTCGGCCTCGCCAGTGGTCGCGAAGGATACGAGCGCGTCTTCGGCTGCACCGAAGCCGTTCACCATCAGAGTCTCGGCTGCACCCGACACGTCGGTAATGCCTGCGACACCTGCCTGGAGCCCAGCGGTCAGTCCGCCGGAGAGCTGGTCGCCGAAGCTGGCCACGGACTGCGTAGCAGGTTCCACGGACTCGGGCACCTGGGCAGCCAGCTCGATGGCTTTCGCGGTCTGCTCGTTGGCCTTCTCCTGCGCGGCTGCCTGACCCTCGGCAGCTACACGAGCTGCACCGATAGCGTCCGCAGCTTGGAAGGTGTTCAGCGTGAAGTCAGTCAGCCCAGAGAACGACAGACCCCGCTCCCATCCTGCCGTCATGTTGGCAGCCATGTCTTCGCCTGCACCCTCGAAGATGTTCACGATGGGCTTGAGCAGCCGCTCGCCCTTGAGCTGCTTCAGCTCACCCTCGAAGGTGCTCGCGAATGTTGACCCGATGCCACCGAGCTGACCTTTCAGTAATTCAGTCGCACCGGAGACCGTCTCACGTGCCGCAGAGAGCTGACCCTGGGCAATTTGTGTAAGCGCCAAGTCAATCTCGCGGAAGAAGTTCACGAGACCGATGCCGACGGACCTCGCAGTCGATCCAATGGCATTGAAGAATGCCCGCGCGTGATCGGTGGCACTTTCGATGAAGTTGTTGATGCCAGATAGGACCTGAAGGATACCGGAGCCCACGGCCTTGGGCAGTCCAGTGAAGAGTTCCACTAGGCTATTACCTAGGGCGAGCATGATGCCGATCGCCGTATCGGCGAAGGTAGATAGTCCCAGGAGCACCGTCTGCATGTCCAGCTGGAAGCCGTCGAAGGCACCGCCCAGACTTTCGTTGATTGCTTGACCAGCACCCTCGAAGGCTTCGCTAACGGCTTGCAGACCGTCCTGGATGCCGTCCCACGCTGCCGTCATGAAGTCGGCCATGGTCGTCACGCCGTCCCCAGTTAGCTTGATCTCTTTACGGAATGCGATCAGGTAGCCGATCGCCAAGGTGATCACGGTGGCCATCGCCCCGATGGGGTTGGTCGCGATGGCGACGCCGAGCGCCTTCACCTGCGCGATCACTGCGGGGATGGCTCGGCGTGCGAGATTGACGGACAGCACGAATGCCAGCCCCTCGACCACGCGGATGAACTGCTCGACGTTATCTGCCGCAGCCCGCAGGCCGTTGGTGATCGTATCGACGAGGCCCCGGAATGCACCCTGCATTCCGTTCTGGCCGAGCCGTAGGATCAGGCCCTCGAATGCGGACTTCATCGCGAGGATAGAGCCGTTCAGGTTATCGTCCATCTCATCCGCGACCCGCTGGGCTTCGCCGCCCAGGTTCTCGAACTTCCCCTTCATTTCCTCGATCATGGGGAGGTTACTCTGGAGGATAAGCGCAGCAGCTCCGAACCGCTTACCGAAGACCGCAGCACGGAACCCAGAGTCCTGCATTGCGGGGCCGATGTTCTTCAGCGCACCTTCGAGTCCGTGGGACTCGATGTTCACGTCGGACATCTTCAGTCCCGCGTCCTTGATTGCCTTCTCGGCTTCCCTGGTCGGGGCAGATAGTGACTGCAATACGGAGCGCAGACCTGTACCTGCTCGCGTAGCAGTCAGGCCACCTTCTGCGAGCGTAGCGGCTGCGGCTGCGGTGGTCTCCAGGTCGATACCCAGTGCGGCCGCGTCGGTGGCTGCGAACGTGAACGCCTGCCCTAGTTGGGTGACGTTGGTCTTCGCACTGTTCGCGGCGAGCACGAGAACGTCGGATACGTCGGCTGCGTCTTTCGCATCCTTGCCAAATACTTTGATGGCCGTGGTGGAGATCTCAGCAGCCTGCGCGATGCTAAGGGCACCAGCCTGCGCCAGCATTAGCGCAGCGCCCACTGAATCGATCGCTTCCGATGTATCTAATCCAGCACGAGCCAGGACGACCATACCTTCCGCCGCCTGCGTCGCGGTGAATCGCGTGTTCGTGCCGAGGCTGATCGCACGCTCTTCGAGCGCAGCAAACTCTTGCTCGGTTGCGTGAGTCACCGCTGCGACCGTCGACATCTCCTGCGAGAAGCTGGCCAGGGTGCCGATAGCTTGGCGAGCGAGTAGCCCGACGCCCAGGAAGCCGATGGCGCGCCGGAGGGCCGAACCTAAGTTATTGGCCTTCCCTGTCATCCGGTCGAGTGACTTCTCCACCTGCGCCGCGCCGCGCTTGGCGCGACTCGGGTCGACGATCACGTTGATACGGAAGTCAGTCATTTTTCTGGTTCATTCGTTTGATGCGGTCGCGCTCACCGTTGAGCCAATCCGAGTGCGCCCTTTCGAGACCCCAGATCACGTCAACGAGTGTGCCAATCATATCAGAATCAAGCCCATTTTGAGACCCATATTCTCGGATCTCTGAATGCGGGATGACGTGGCCGCCCCTGCGCTCCGTAATTAGCTGCCAGAATGCCTTCAGGTAGAAGCCCTCGAACTCCTCCAGCTCGGGCTCGTTGTCGACCAGCTCCTGCATGGCGCGCGGGAGGGGTCGATTCTGAACATAGTGGGCGTCGATGGCGAACTGCTTCTGGTCGTATTCCAGCTCCCAGAGCAGCCGCCGCTTCAGTTTCCCGTCAGCTCCTCCTGCTCCTCGGGATCCATGGAGGGCTCGACGTCGCGGAAGTTTGAGATGTCCAGGCAGAAGGCCCGGAGGTCGTCGAAGAGGTCGGCGGGAATGGCCAGCAGGAAGTCGGAGCACTCCTCGGCATTGAACTCAACCTGCTTGCCGTCCTTGTCCATGACGTTCGACCAACCCTTGACGATGAACTCCACAAAGATCGCCACGTCTTGACGGCGGACCTCCAGCAGCTGCGCCTCGGTGGGCGTCTGCCCTCTGCGGCTGCGCATCTTGCGGGCGGCTGCCTTCGACTTCCGCATGACTGCGTTCATGAAGGGCTTATTGACCGAGGTGGCCGGGGATACGACGAGGGTGGGCGCGCCTTCGATCTCGTAGAAGACATAGTCGGCAGTGTCGTCGCCAGTGACTGACAGCGCCTTTAGGTGTCCGAATTTAGACATGGTTGATATGGGGGTTTGGGGTTGAGGTTGTAAACTAGGGACACCCATCTGCGGGTGCCCCTAGTTTGTAACAGATTAGGCCACGCTCGGGAAGTACGGGAACTCCGTAAATCCGAGGCTGGTGTCCAGGGTATCGTCAGCGAATGCCGAACCGGTGACCGAGATCTTGATCGACTCGTTGACCGGGTAGCTCTTAGCGCCGCCGCCCAGTGTCATAGACGGGATGTCCAGGGCAATGGCACCGTCGTCGTTCTCCAGCAAGAAGTCCATGGTCACCGTCTGGTTATCCTTCACAGCCTGGGCGAGGTCGCTGTCCGTGAAGAGCAGCTCGGCGTCCATACTGACAGTGAAGTTGCCGGTGTTCATGAACAAGGCACCCAGGGTGCCGAGGCACTTCTCCGGGGAAACTTCGTTGCCCAGCGTCAACGTCAGAGACTTGAAGCACGCGCCGAGACTGTTCTCGGATGCGTCCGTCAGGTTCAGGCGAGCGAAGCTGGCCGCGGTGTTGAAGGCTGCGGTCTGCACGGGCTCGACGGCGTTGGCCGTGTTACCTTTCCGGGTCGTCGTGATGTCGTCGGAGTTGGTGCCGACGAAGCCGAAGCCCAAGGTGGCCTTGTCTTGGCCGGGAGTGTTGAAGGTTAGCTCGTTGCAGAGGTTGCCGATCGCGTACTCGTACTCGTCGCCGGTGCCGGTGGGCTCTTGTAGGTCATCATAGACCAGCTCGAACTGGAAGTAGCGGGTCAGGAAGTCCGAGTCGCTTACGGCCACGTTCTTGATGAACGGTCCATAGAGCAGGTCGACATCCGTGGCGGTCACGTTGCCGCCGCCGTTGATGGTGGACGTGCCGAGGTTCTGGATCTTGTCGACGGTGATGGTCGCAGCGACGATCGCCGTGATGCGCCCAGCCAGTTGGCCGGTGCCCGCAGCATTCTCGTCAGAGCCGAAGCGGATCAGCTGGCCGACAGATAGGCCGAGCGTCGTCAGGTCAGTGCCTGCCGAGCCGATATTTTTGGCGGTGTCGTCCCAGGTGGCGTCCGTCAGGCGGAAGCCGCAGACGTCGATGCGCGCGCCGGTCGTGGTGGCCGGAGTCTCCGCGGTCAATGCCGAGGTGAGCTTCGTCAGGGTCGTGGTGCTCGCGGCGTCCACTTCCTTCAGGCCGTTGTTGCCTGAAGTCGTGAAGCCTCGGGCGTAGACCAACGTGCCAGCGACGAGCGCAGCAGACAGGGCGTCATGGCTGTACTCGGGCGTCGCGACGGCGGCCAGCGTGTCGTAGTCCGCTCCTGCCTGGATGCGTTCCATCAGGGTGTTGTTCTGACGTTGCGAAAAGATGAAGCCCTCGATGAAGGTCATCGCGTGATCCTTCGTCAGGTCGCCTTCCCACTCGACGGTGCTGTCCAGGTCCGTGACGGAACCCTTACGCTGCTGGCGAGTATTGGAGATCGGGTTTCGGGGGACGGTGGTAATCGACGCGCCATATGCGCCGAGCGTGTTCGGCTCCAGCTTGACCCAGAGGGGGGTTGCAGGCAGCGTGCCGATCGTGGTCTCGATGGCCACGGCCATCGCGAGATTGTTGGTTAGTGAACGTGCCATGGTTATTTTGTTTCCTGGTAGTCGAAGGGGGCATCGACGACGAGCTGAAACCACTCGCCGTCCTGTCCAGACTCGCGGACGTCTGCGCTGATGAAGTAGAGCCCCGAAAAATGGGTGCCCTCGAAAATGTCCCGCGTGGCATCAGCCAAGAGGTCCAGGGAGCGCAAGCCCTGATCCACGGGTCCAAAGATCTGCACAAGGACGCGGCCCTTGCGTAGGTACTTACGATTGCCAACCTTTCCGAGGGAGTCCTGCTCGCCTGCTTCATGGTTGACGGTAACACGTGCCCAGTTTGTATCCGTGGGCGCGTTGAATTTCTCACTGCTGAACGTATACGCACTCGACGCCAGTGTCGTGTTGTCCACGAACCGCTGGTAGATGGCCTCGCGGGCCTCGTTGATGGTGACGCTTGTCATGCTGCGATGCTTCGCACTTGAGTGACTGCGAGCTGGATGGCGGCCTGCACGAAACCAGCAGGGGCTTGTGCCGAGCTGCCGTCATTCAGGCGAAGGATGTAGGGGACGTTGTTGGTGATGTAGACGGGACCACCTCGGAGCCGGTAACCTAATACCGAACCCAGGCCAGCCTGTTGGCTGCCTTGCGTGGCTGCCACGTTCCTAGGTGAGCCGACAGGCTCGGTGATAGGCTTGCCCACGTTGGGCATCCAGTTGGCCCGCGCCCATCCGGTGGCCACAGGCGTACCACCTTCGGACGGAGCCTTAGTCAGGTTTGCGACGATGTCCAGCGTCAGTTTCTTGATCACCTGCTCGGCAGAGCTTTCGAGCCCGTCGATGATGATGGTGATCTGATCCTTGCTGGACGCTGCCATTAGAAGGGCGACTCCGTGGGCTCGTCTTCGATCTCAATGGGCGTACCGCTGATACGCTCGATCAGTTCTTCTTCGGTGAGTGCCGGGGGTGCCTCGAAGAGCACGTGATCGCATTCTTCGCGGGGAAGTTGCTTCCCTTCGTCGCCGTCGAAACGGGCCAGCTCGATGTACTTGGCTTCCCACCAGTTGCGTAGACGGTTGCGGCCCAAGATGACCTTCATCTCGTCGGTGACCGGTGTGCCGGGTTCTACGGTTGTAATTCCGCAGATGCCGAGCTTCATCCTTCGGGAGAAGACCATATCAGCGTCAGCCGCGAAGTGTTGTTTCCAGTGTCGGAGTCCCATGGTGTTCGGTGTTGGTTTGGGGGTGTTGGGGGAGAGGTGCGAGCCCTGCCCAGCACGAAGCTGGGCAGGGCCTGCGATGTCACGGACTAGACAGCGTCGAGGAACATAGCGCCGAGGTCGGCTGCGACGAGCTTCTGGTCGAATGCCATCTCGATCTCGATGCGGTCACTCTTGAGGTGATCCATGCGCATGCGCGAGATGCGCGTGGCAAGAGCACCGCCGCCGAGGAGACCGTTCCAGGTGAACGTGTAACCAGCGGAGGGGATCATCAGGCCCGGAGATGCGGGCGTGTAGATCAAGAGAGCGTTCGAGCCGCCAATGAATGCGTGGACGTTAGTCGCGCCTTCGTTGGCAGTGTTCTCGATGGCGTCCATCACGAGGATCTCGTCCATCTCGAAGAGAGCGGCAAGAGCGTCACGCATGACGATGGCGGGACCAGAAGTCTGACCACGGTCAAGACGACCGACTACGTCGGCGTGATCCAGGAGCGCGTCGTAAACGTCGCGGCCCAAGACCATGCGGTTGCAGCGGAAGCCGGTGGACTGCTGGACAGCGCGAACGCCGCCACGCACGTCTTCGATCGGAGTCGAAGCGGCGTTATCCCAGCGGAGGAACTGCGTACCCGTGGGGGTAGCAGCGACGCCTGCGCGCTCGGTGGTCCAGACGCCGGTCACGAAGTGAGCAGACGCCCACTCCTTTTCCTTGCGAAGAAGACCCTGGACGGTCAGCAGCTCGGTGGCCTCACGGTCGAGGCTGATCGGGCTGTCGGCGTTAGCACGAACCTGATCGGCCACGTCGCGGTGCAATGCCCAGACGTCAGCTGAATAGCTGTCCGTCGACAGGGCGTAGTTTGCACCGGCGCTTTCGGCACCGGGGGCGCGCTTCTTCATCTCGGCGCGGTTGAAGTAGCCGCGGTCGTAGGTGAAGTAGGTGTCCGACTGCTTGCTGACGGCGAGACGCGGGAAAGCGCGATCGGCGACGAACGAGTCGGCGGACTGGATGAATGCCAGCGAGATGCTAGACAGCGGCCCATTGATGTGGACATCAGACCGCGACGGTTGAGAAAAAGGCATTTTTGAATTCCTTGATGGTTGCGGCTAGAAGCCTAGGCTTGGTCGAGGTCGACTAGGAACTGGACTTCGATGATGTCGCCCGCAGCGCCTGCTGCGGTCATAGCGGTGCCGACCTTGTAGTCGCCTGCGCCAGTGGTGTGTGTGATGCAACGACCAGTACCATCACCGGCTGCTTCCAGCGCGGCGTTGATAGTGATGGCAGCACCAGCTTCCATTTTGACGATAGCGCCGTTAGGGATGGCGACGGGCAAAGATTGCCCAACGGTGGTAACGGTTTCGGCTGCGACGCCGATGGGGACTTCGGTGGCGTCAGCCACGTGATCCATTTGTCCGTCAGCCGCTTGGGTGACGAGACGGTATACGGTGACAGAAGAACCCGCTTCCGCGGAGATCAGCTTCACGCCTTGAGAGGTAGCCATATCAGTTACTCCTTCGTTTCGGGACTAGAAGCCGAGCGACTTAGAGTAAGCCGCTGCGCCTTCGGGGGTTTCCAGAGCCTTGGCCATGGCCTGCTCCGGGGAAAGGGACGGGTCAGCGTCGCGGAAACGCTTGGCGATGCCGGTCAGTTCGTTGCCATCGCTGGCGGGAACTGCGGCGGTGCCGTGGCTCTTGAAAGCCTCGGTCATGCCTTGGTCTTGGGCCTTCAAAGCCTCAAGAGCAGGGCCCTG